TTTTCGCCTTAGCCTACTCATATCAGGTGTTTGATGACACACCTATATAAGGATGCCGCTTAAAGTTCCTTCTTGCGGGCTTCGTCGATGACCTGCTTCATGTGACTGATGCCACGAGAACCGACGACCAACCACTTGATTTGAGCCACTACACCTGCGAGACGATAGTCCTTGAGATGACGAGCGGCCCACGCCTCACGCAGGCGCACAGCCTTCTCGTCTGTTGGAGTCTTGACTCCTGTGCTCTTGACCTTGCGTAGTCTGTTGAATTGGGTGTTGCCGAGTATGTTGCCACCCTTGCGCCAAATGTCAGGGTGCTCCTCTCTCAATTTGAGGGCATAGGCGAGTGGGAACTGTGTGTACTCGCTATTGGCGAGACTAACTTTGTCGTCGTCGCCACGCTTGGGGAAGTTCGTCTTGGGTGCTTTGATTTCAAACGACTTAGACGACTTAGGGTGGCCCTTCGGCAGTAGGTCGGTATCATGCTTGCCACTTCGGAACTTGCCATTGCGGAGCACATAGAGGAATGAATTAACACGAGCATAGGCCCATTGGTCAGCCGACGAGACTGACGGCCTCACAGATGATGGGTTGGTGTTGTATGCACCCACACCACGCTTAAAGACCGCTATAAGCGTCCGTGTGCTCGTTCTTTTGGTTTTGGCTGTCCCAACCTTCTCGTTATGTTTCTTGGCCTTCTCGGACAGTCCTTTACGCACAGAATCGCTAATCGTTACCATTGTCTCACCTAATCGTTCGGGGTAATTGTCGTTTGAAGAACATATCCATCTCTCGACCTATGACCTTCTTGGATTTGCTCTGTGCGTATCGAACGGCACGAGTCATATACAATCGTGGTGGGAACGGTGCAAACGACACACGGCCGAACTCAACGACCTGTGCGTAGGCAACCTTGCTGTTCCCGAATCGGACTTGTAGTCCCTTGCGGTCAGGTGTCTTGGCTATTCGTCCTGACGCTCTCAAAGCACCCGTCCTAACAGGTACGAGTTCCTTCGCTCGCTTGAGAACGACCTCGGCAATTTGACGCTTCATCTCCATTGTAGGGGCGTCTATTGACGCTTTCAAATGCTCAAAGACCAAACCCAAACGGCGAAAAACGCCTGTATCAACCTGAACTTTGATTCCCTCGTTTGCCATCAGAACCACACTTTGTCCTTGTCTGACTCGCTGTCACTATCGTCTTCGATAGGCTCTTCGGGTGTTTCCTCTTCGTCGATTTCATCCTCAGCATCCTCTTCGTCAGCCTTGCCTTTGTTGATTGCCAATTTTGGAGAGAGATAGAATTGGTCAGCCGCCTCTGCTTCATTCAACATCTCATAGCCCAACATTTTTCGAGCCTCGTTGATGCTGATGACTCCTTCTTGACGAAGGGATGCAATTGCTTGACCTTGACTCTTTACGACCTCAGCCATCACCTTCTCTTTGGATGGGCGTATCGTGTTGAACTTGAACATATAATCCGTCACTTCCAAGAGAGGGAGTATGCGATAATTGATGAGTCCCTCGATGCGCTTATGGTACGATTCCACTACATCATACCAAGCCTCTAACTGCTGTTCAGGGTTGCTCATTTTTCCTGTTTGAACCCATCCCAATTTCATTGGAGGGATGCCGAATACAGCACAGATTTCCTCTCGATAGTAGTACAACAGGTCGAGGTGCTGACCGTCCTTAATCGAGTCGATAAGTCTGTGTGTTTGGAAACCTGAGCCACCGTTCACAGCCACCAATCCAAACGGAGATTTGCCACCGCTCAATTGTTGCTCAAGCATGGCGAGCATGGTCTTCATCTCGCTGTTGCTCACATCTCCAACATTGAGAATCGTCTTCGGCAGTGTTCCTGTGAATTGCTCGTTGATGTAATTGCTCAGGTTCATGTGGCCTGCTATCGTCGCCAATAGGGGCGTGAGAGGTGAAGTTCCGTAACCTCTGTCCGTTTTGTACTTGGCAATGTGGAGCAATTTGTTGGCGGCGAACCGTCGGGTGTCGCCGCTGAGATTTTGCACATACGCCATCTCAGGGGCAGGTGGCAGTCGTGGGTTGGGAATGATTTCAACATCAGTCGCACTGACATTCCAAATGGACGCTAATTTGCCTCCAAAGACCCAATCCTCGCCATCGTTTGATGATTTGTCGGCCGTGCCATCCAATTCGAGATAAGCGTCCCCGTAGAGCGTTAAATCGTACACGAGAGACTCAAGCCACTCGTCGCCCATGTCTTCGGGGTTTGGCATTTTGAAGAACATTCGTAACTTCTGTAAATCGGCAGGGTTGCCTCTATCGACTCCGTCAGCCAAGTCAAACCTGTATCCGTTGCCGAGTACATCGTCCACAGTCCTGCGTAGGATAGCGGCAATCACTTCGGACTTATTGCTTATTTCACGAATCAGAGAATAGGAGACGCCCGTAGCCGCACCGATGGTCTTGCCCGTCCGCTTATCGACAGAGGTCATTTCACCGATGCGGGATAACGAGGCAAGGGCCTTCAAATCAACCTGCATGGTGTCATCGGAGGGGGTTGTACCTCTTCCTCTGAATAGCCCAAACCTACGCTTACGCTCGCCTGCCATGACCCTCACTTGGGCCACAGGTTCTAAACGCTGTCGGCTCAGGGCCAATAAACGACAGGCCCACTATCTTCACACTTGGCATCCCATTCTCTGAATGCTTCTTGCGTTGAAATGATAATCCACTCGTCGCTTATATCGGGGTCAATTTTGACTTCGACAGGGTAGCCAATCGTTCTTTCAGGCATAAACCAAAGTGTTCGTTCTTTCATGTCTGCTACAAACAGGCACGCTTCTGTTATCGGCATGAGTCGCTTTTGCTTCGTCATGTTTTACCCTATGGGTCTCCCCTATATAACAGTATCGCCTATTGTTCTGTTGAGGAGGCGTCGGACTTTTCCGATTGCCTGCCACAGCATGTCAGGGTATGCGCCCATACATGAGACGCAAATAGACAGTCAAAACATACTTGTATTTCTTCGGGTTGGGCTTCATTATTTTTCGCCATGATATAGCCTATAAGTCACACCTATATAAGTGTATCGACTATTCTTCTTGAGGGAGTATGGCGTGAGTCTTTTCCATCTCCATTTCGTGCTCGTGTTGAGCGGCGTTGCGCTCTAACTCGTGCTTCAATTTGAGTTCGGCTAACTTGCCATCGGTCTCAGCGTTCGGTGTCATTAACTGAATGTCGGTCGTGGTCTCCTGCTTGAATAGGTCGAGTAGGTTAGTGATAATGAGCAGTGCAGGCCCACCCACGATACCAATAACAGTCAATTGATTCTCGGTGATTTCAATGCCATTAACGACGCTCTGATACACGGCCAATGAAGCAAATGATACCCATGCCAAAACGATAGGTACAGAGACGAACCAAAACAGGTTCTTAGTGCTTGATTTTCCTTTCATGTTATCCCTCTTAGTAACTCGTGGTTCATAACGCCATCGGGACGCCGATTGAGGCGGTGATGGAGGTGAGGGCGATGAGGAGGATTCTGTTGATTGCAGAGCCGATTTGGGCTTGTAGTTCGGCCTTGAAGTCCATAAGGTCGTCAATATCCCGACGAGCCTCAGTCTGTTCTTTTTTAATGTCTTCAATGTCCTGTGCAATGTGAGCGAGATGGTTGTCCCGAATGACAGCAACATCATGTCGAAGCCCTTTAAGCATCTCAAGTAGAACCGACTCAGCATCCGCCATGATTTACCCAATAATGAAAGGAGGTTTAAGAGCATGATTGCCACGATGAATATGACCGTCGAGTACATCATCGACCGCCAAAAGTTCTCATCTCAGGTACGCCGCCACCATCACCAATCTCCACTGCGAGTCTCGCATACAACAGGGCGTGGAATGCGTGGTCGTCACCGTCTCTTCCGTACTTGGTCAGGGTCTGACCTCGGACAGGGCGAGTGTTCTTCTCATCATTTTCCATTGACGATGTGAGACAGCACCACTCATGGGCGACCCAAGCAAGTGATTCGTCTCGATAGGGCAGGGAGACCTCTCGATTCTTGATTGCCTCAATCGTCTGTTCGACATAGGTCGTTCTATCGACGACGCACATGAAAATTAGGTTGCGATTGTTGTCTCGCTTCTTGTACTCGTAGGGCGTCATTGGCCGAGAAGAGTAGTAGCAGGAGCGGACACGGTCGCCGAACTCGGCTTGCAGTTCCTTGACCTGCCGAGCACCATATCCAATGTCACAGACGACCTGTACGCAGTTATAATCGACAATCATTTTGCTGATTTCAGCGACCTCGTCTTGCTCACCTGTCTCTCGTGAATCCAATTTGCGGGCATCGAGTATGTTGCCCTTATTGTCCGTGATAACCACAGTGGTCTCTCTTCCCCAATCGACGCCCATGAACGACTCGTTCGGAGGTGTGACGCTCTTGACAATGTCCTTTTCCCTATCGAGAACAGGCAACACCTCGTCGAATGTTAGCGGCTTCGTAGCACCTGCGAAGAACTCACCGAGCACTTCGTTGGAGAATCGTCGAGGGCCGTATGTCTCCTTCTTTTGGGCTATGTCTTTGGCTGTAATATCGGGGTGCATAGTCTGTGATATGTGATAGCCAATGATGCCTGCTTTAGTGCCTCCGTGTACCCAAGACTCGGACTCACTATCCCATTCACCCTTCGTGGATTTTTCCCATAATTTCCAGAACTCTGACCCCTGCTCACGGGCTGTTCCCGACACGACGACCCACTTGTAGTCTGACTGAGCGAGCATCTCAACCAACATCGGCAGTATGTCTCCGCCACTGTCCTGATACTCGTCGATGCAACACAAATCGGCCTCGATACCCAAGAGGGCGTGAGCATCTCCCCAATTCGAGTAGGAGTACAGGTGATTCGGAGTCTTCGCTCCTACATCGAATGATTGGTGGCTCACGGATGCCTTCGTCCGTGCCTTCATCAAGCATCCACCGTTGATTGACCCCATCATAGCCCCATTGAGCCTCTCCTCGACGAATCTCGTCACTTGGGGCTGTCGGGGGGCTGTATAGACGGCGTTGAAGTAAGGTATGTTCAGGAGGCCGTAGAGGAGTAGGTTGCATATCGTCTCGGTCTTCTCGACCTTGCGACTGCACTTGAGTACAATCATTTTCGTACTGTCGCTCTTCTGAGTCGCTCCGAAGTGCCTGTAAATCTCAGTGAGGTACGGTCGGGCATCGAGCCTGAACGGCTTGCCGTCAATCGTGCGAAAGTAGCACGACCAACGGTCAGGGTACAGGGCAATCTCTCGTGCTTGCTCGGCCGTCAATTGGCCCGTCTTAGCATCCGCCATACCCTATGAGGGGCAGGCGGGGTTTGAAACCGTTGCGGGTGTTCAATGTTGGTGTCCGCACCCGCAGGTTGGTTCGGGTTGGCGTCGAATGAATCGCCATAGGCGAGCCGCCTTCGCTTGAATCCACCACCACTTCTCGCTGATTGCGTTGTTGATAGTGTAGTAAAGGCCATACTTGAGGTAAAAGTGAGCCTCAAATGCACGCCATCGGCAAGGTATTCCGAATAGGCTACAACGGTCTTTGTCACAGCACATCGTCTTGCCATCGTCTTCGTCAATCATGCCGACCCAATGAAACATCGGATATTCCTTATACACCAAATCGACTTCTTCGGCATCTGAAAGGTCGTAGCCCATTCCGTTGTTGATGTAGGAAGGGTTTGATGGGCCTATGTAGCCGTCACCGACTGTGTAGTATGGTTCTTCGTGCATGTTATTCGCCTCTGTTCTATCGTAGTAGCCTGTCCTATATAACCGTGTCGGTGAAAGACTCAGCCCCATTGAATACCGTATCGCTTTGCACAGATTGGGCCGACGCCTGCAACCAATGAGCGGTCGTCAGTCAATGTGCGAGAGCAAAGACAGCAGTTCCCTGACTTCTTGCCGTAGGAGAGGACATAGGTCTCGATTCCCGTAGCAACCATATCGTCAAGAATAGCCTGTGCGCCCATTTTGTAGTAGCCGTCACGAGCAACCAAGTGACCGACAGGAGTGACCTTGCCGACATACTTGCCGTTGCACTTGACATAGATGTGGTCAGGGTTCTTGCCGTGAGCGGGGGCGAGATAAAGTGTGGTTGTCAATCGACCGACTGTGAAAGTCATGCGAGCCTTCTTGAGGTCGGCCTTCTTCATGAATTGAACGACTTCGATGTAGTCACCTTCGTCGTCGGATTCGTATGCCATAGGGTCTGATTCCTTGTGTGCGGCTTCTGTGGATAACTTGACAGCCCATGTAGTCTGTTTTGGGCTGAGTGTGCCTTTGGTCTCAAATTGACGCATCATCGAGGTCACGAAGTTCCCTGTGAGGTTGCCTTCGCTAACTTGGTATGCCATCATGTCGTATGCTTCTTGGGGGGTATGGGTCTTGTCTGCCATGTTCTATCGTAGGGTATTCCCCTATATAAGAGTGCCTATCAAAGGTTCTCATTTAGCAATTTCAGGTCATGAGGTGGCTGAGGTACAATAGCCCAAAACAGCCCACAGCCTGCGTTAGGAAGCCTCCCGCACACCACTACTACATTCGGCCAGTCAGTCCCGTCGCCGAGCGTCAGAGCGTCCACAGGGCCTTTACGGCCACAGTTCGGACATGATTCGTATGTTCCAGTTCCCGTGACAGTGACTTTCCGAGAATCGACACCCATCTCTTCGCTCGTAGGAGCAATGACCGCCAGTGGAATCTTCTTGTTCAACAACCATCGTGTCATTGAGTATCGACTCCGATAATGTGACCACACTCAGCACACCACATACGAGGAGTCCCGTCTGTGTACTGCTTGATTTTGGCATTGACAAATCCAGTCTGAGTGTATGGATTGACTGTGCAAACACCGTGAATTGGTGCTTGGCATCCTTCGGGGCAAACGAGTAAAGTCATACACGCTCATGCTCCGTCATATCACCCTTGCCGTGTTGAGAGAGCCTTAGAATAACCGCTCTGTTGATGCAGGGTGAACACACCGTAGCGGAGATGCCGAATGCTGATACTGATTGCGAACCTCTGCTGTAAAGGGCCTTGCCCTCTATGCCGCACATATCACACTTGCTCATTCAACCACCCGCACATAGATTTTGGTTAGGAGGGCCTGTTGCTTCTCGCTCATTTTGAATCCGTGTTGGATTCGGTCTTGCATTTGCTTGACGAAGTTCGTTTCCCATTCATTGAGAGTGCTGAACGACGAGGATGCGATAATATCGTCCGCAGGGTTAGGCTCAGGGCCACCGTTTCGCTCGTTCTCCATGATGAGGTCAAGGAAGTCTTTGTTGCCGTAGCGGAGGCCGCTGAGGCCATACTTGCGAATGTTGATTTCAACCGTGCCAATGCGACTTGCTTGGTCAGTGTTCAACCATCCCAAATCAGCCTGCTTTTCAGCCATGCTTCTGAATCGGGTCGCCTCCATAGCCTTGCGGCTTGCCGTGAGCGTGACGACTGCTGAGGTCGTGCTGAATGGTGCGTGCATCTCCTTGAATCGCTTCAATTCCATGACTCGGTTAGCGTTAGCCGCATCGAGGTCAATGCTCTTGAACCATTCAAAGGTCGAAGTCTTCTGAGAGATGTAGCCTCGCTTGGTTAGCATTCGGAACGCTCGCTTGGCGTATCCCACCGTTGTCTTCTCATAGAGCCAATCGTTGTCGATAACCCCGTTGATGTACTCGATTGCTTTTGCACCGTAGTCGAGGTTGAACTTGGCTTTGAAGAAGCGGTCTTTCGCTTCGCCCATTTTGATTTTCAAGAAGTCTTTCTTGGCATCACCTGTCAGTCCCTCGACGCCGTCAGTCACGATTTCAATGTGCTTATACACACATTCGTTCCCGACCACGACTTCTCGTCCTTGCACATCGTCAGAGATGTAGCAGGCTTCCCTGATGTGGTCTTTGCCGCACAGGTAACAATTCCCATGCGAGGTCTTCAAGAACTCTGAGCGGTCGTATCTCCAATCAGACATGAAGTCGTCATAGACTCGGATAGAGTCGTCAGGAGCGACGATTCGTGAGATGTTGGCGAGGTTGATGACCACACGCTTTTCATGCGGTTGAACGCCTCGTATGAGGTTCTCTTTGACCTGCTCAGGCAGTTCGCCGTCGTAGAGTCGTGCGCCGTCCATTCAGTCGTCCTCCGTGATAATGTCAGGGTCAGCGACTTCGTGATTCAAAGTCCATTCGACACGAACACGCTCGTTCCCACTTGGAGTCAAACCGTTCTTCGTCGCTTTGGCAATAATGACATCACCGTCACGCTTCATTTGCTTGAGCACGAATGCCATTTGCCTCGGAGTTCTTCGGTGGCCTTGAGCGACGACAGGGTTCACGACTTCGGCGATTGTTGCGCTCGTCATCGGTCGGCTGTCAGCCATTAGTCGTTCTCGGATTGCCGCTCTTAACTTCTTGGGGATTTTCATATTTGTTCGCCTCTGTTCTATCCGAAGGGGTTTCTATACTTAAATGTTCTCCAAGTTATAGATGCTTGATAGTCGTCTTACACGCCTTGCAGGCGAACGACACATCAGGCTGTCCGTCGGGACATTGAGCCTTAGCGAGACCCAATATAACCCTTTGCCCGCACTTGGCGCATCGAATCATTTCAACCCAATAATTGCTATTCCCGTAGGAAGTAGGAGCACGGGTATCGAGGTACGGTTCAACCTTGCTATACACCTCTTCGACAGCCTCTTCGTGCGCCGTTTCGTCTGTCTCATAACCGTAAGCGAAGAAGAATTGAGAATCGAACATGCGAAGTTCACCTGATACGATTTTCTCGCCATGCACCGTATAGTCATAGGTGACACCGCTGTACTTGACGGGCTTGTGATGTGATGGAAGAAGACCTGCATCAATGTCCGTTAGGTATGACATTTTGTCTTCAACGCAACACAGAATCCTGACCACTTCGTTGTCAAAAGTGGTTGATTCGTAGCACAGAGCCAACGCCGCTCTAAGGGTTATCTCGTTCAATAGGTAATGGTCGTGTCCCCACTTTTCGGGATGGATGACCTCGATTGACCCGTCATCGGGTGTGTTCATTATTTTCAAAGCCGTCTGAAATCCCTCTTTCGGTGGCACTGCTTTGACTGCCACTCTAAACAGGTTGGGGCTATCAATCGGAGATAGGTGCAACACGACAGGGATAGAATCGGTTCTCCATATCACTGCAAGTGGGTTCATGTCGTCCTCAACATCACTAACCAATTCAACGATTGAAGTCAGGTCTCCCGAAGAGAAGCACGAACTCGTGCCATCAACGAGTCGTTGAAGTAGGTCATCGTGACTCTCAAAGAAAGTCTCATCAATGCCATCTCTAAGGTAGAACTTGCCACCTCTGTCATCGTGTATTCGGCTTCGTAGGAGGTTCATTCTTGCACCGTCCTTCGCTTCTTGCCCGACTTCATCAATCGCTTGATAGCGACCTTGAATGGGGTGATAATGTCGGTCGCTAAGGTTGCCACATTATCGACGCTTGCATGGCCGTGATTGCCATACCATGTCGATGTGTTCATGCCACAGATACCGACGGAGAAGAGGAGAACATCGTCGTCCTCAAGGTCTCGTAGGACTGCGTGAAGGTGCTCGCCTGCGCCGAAGCCTGCGGGTGCAGGGCCAGCGGGTGCGCCATCAGAGATGATGAAGACGAGTCGCTTTGCTCCATCCTTGCCGAATTGCTTGGTGCGTCGTGCCGCCCACTTGACTGCGTAGCCGTCAGAGTTCTGAGAGCCTGCGAATGGGGTTGCGACTTGACGCTTTACTTTGGTCGTGAGAGCCTCGTTTGCACCCTTGCGGACATTGATGTAGGTTGCGCCTTGAGGGTAGCCCTCGACGCCTCCATTGGACGAATTGAAGTCCACGACCTCGTAGTCTGCTCCGACCTGTTGGAGAGCCTCACAGAGGGTCACAGCGGACTGTGCGGCCATCTTAGAGCGGCGACCACCCATCGAGCCACTTGCGTCGATTAGGACGACACAGCGGAGGTTGAATGCTTGGTGGGTCTTAGGCTTCTGAAATAGCCTCTCGGAGGAGCGGACAGCCCATAGGCGGTTGTCGTCCAATTTGCCCTTCTTATGGTGGGTGGAGAAGCGTGAATCCGCTCCCTTGATGAGACGCTCGATTTGACGACCGAGACGCTTGATGCCTGCACGGTTGGTCGAAGCGACTTGGTTGTATGCTTCAAGTGATTCAAGGTTGCCTTTTCGCCATTGCTCATTGACTTGAGTGATGATTGCGTGACCACCGTCATCGGTTGTACCGTATGTGTCAGAGTACACGAACTCGTTCTCAATCTCTTCACCTTCTTCATCGAACTCCATGTCTTCAAAGCCGTCTAAGAGTGAGTCGGCTTCGGCAAGTAGGTTGGTGGCGAAGTCTGTGCCGAACATGGCATCTGACGAGCCTGTGCCGCCTGCCATGTGACCTGTTTCGTGGTTGTCGCCCAATTGGACTTTTTCTTGGTGAGTACCTTCGTCGTCGTTCTCACCCTTGCCTGCAATGAATTGAGTACCGTTGCCGTCGGTGGAATCGTCGCTGTCGCCTCGACCGTCACCCTTGCCTGCTCCTTCGCCGTTGCCGTCGCCGTCGCCGTCACCGTCACCGTCGCCCTCAGCACCGCCTTCGCCTGCTTCGTCACCGTCACCGTCACCTGCTCCGTCGCCTTCGCCTTCGTCGCCGTCGCCGTTGCCTGCTCCTTCACCTGCGTTGTCGCTGTCAGGAATGACTTCATCGACTTTCTTGAATCGCTTGCGCTCGACCTTCTCAGCCTCTTGCTTGTTGCGCTTTTGGGTGTTGGCCGCTTCGGTAATGTAGTTCATATCCATGTCGTCAGCAAACACGCCTTCGGCTTCGGGACACTTCGATGCGCCGTACTCGTTGCCGTCGCACTCGTCTTCGGGGAAGTGAGAGCGGTAAATGGCGAGGAGGGTGCGAGCACCCTTGACTGCTTCGGAGGTATCAACGGATGCAAGAGCACCCTTGATTTCAGGACGAATGTCGTTCATCATGTTGATGATTTTGTCATTGTCGAAGAAGTGACCGACACCGAGAATGACTTCGGTTGCGATAGCGAGAACAGCCATTTTAGGGACTTCGTTGTCTTTGAGTTCACGACCTACGACCATTGACTTATGTTGCTCCATCATGAACTCCTGAGCGAAGTCAAGACGCTTCTTTGAGCCACCGAAGTCTTGACCGAGCAAGTAGTTCACTCGTGCGTCTTCGATGATGTTGGTGAAGTCGTGCATCAACCCGTCCTCAGAGCCACGCTTGATTGAGTCAGTGACTCGCTTCCATGCGTTGAAGTTAGTGTAGCGAAGGTGTCCTGCGGCTTCGTGAGCCAAGACTGCTTCGGTCATAATCAAGTTAAGACGAGGGTCATTGACTTGAGGGTTGATTGGGTATGTGAGCCAAACGGTCTCGCCGTCGGTTGCACATGGGGCTGATGGGCCAATCTCGATTTTCTTAATCGAACGGCCTTTGCCTTCGTATTCGCCACTTAGGACACGACCCAATTTGGTCATGTGCGCTCTGTATTGGTTCAGAGTGGTGCGGTCTGCTGATAGGGTTTGGGTCGGGTTGTTGCCTGCCATGTTTCACCCTATGTGCTCCACCTATATAACAGTAGCGACCTATCTCTTTCGATAAGCCGACTTCTGAAATGGTGGAGGATTCTGAGTTATGGCTCGCAGTCGTGCGATTAACGCCCTCGATACCTTGCTGAGACCGTCAATGCGCCATGCTTGGTCATGCAATGACATGGCGTCCATGATGGCCCTGCCGTCGAGGCTGTTATGGTTCGCCATTTGTAGGATTGAGAGTGGGTGGCACGAGAAGTCTCCATCAAATGTGCCGCTCAGTATTGCCTTTGGTTGGTTTTTTGAATCGACAAATGGACTCGATTCGATATTCGGTTCTATTGAGAACTGATGATTGATGATGGCTTGACGGTACGATTCGCATTTGTATTCCCCCCATAGGGGGGAATCCAAATCAGGATTTTGCTCGGTAGTGGTCAGGGTATCGGTTTCGATAGCATCAAGACAGCGGGTGATATGTTGTTCTGAAGGCTTTGAGATTTCGATAATCATGCAATTCTTTCGTATCGAATATGGGATAGACTGCATGGATAGGGCGATAAAGACCGTAGGAGGTGCGTCAGAGAGACGCTTTTCGATTTTAGACCACATTGCACGGGTGAACCAATCGGTGTCCTCTATGGCGGCGTATCGACCCTTTCCGAAGAATGTAGGATGACGAGCGTTCTCGATTGCCCTCAGAGGGTCTTCGTTGAACTCGGCTTCCAATCCTTCTTCACTGCCTATCGTGGTCAGTGTGTGGGTCTTTCCTGTGCCTGTTGCACCCCATAGAATGAGATGGCGTGAAGGGTTCTTCATCCATGCACGGATACCCTCGATGGTCGAGCGTCGTCCGATGAGAGTCATGAGAATCAAATGCGCCAATTGTGGCCTTGTAGCGTCTTTTGCTTGCGAGGTATGAGTGTCGTTTGCTTGGTGTCGATTGCCTGCATCTCACGGATTAGTATTGCGATTTCAGGGTCGTCTTCAAAGTGCTTCATGAGCAAGTGCATCTGCAATTCAAGTGTCTCGATTTTCTTGGTTAGGGTTTGAATCTCTTCGTCCATAACAGTCGATTCGATGCCCACCTATATGAGGGTGGGATGCAGGTCAGAAAGTGTGCGCCTCCGTAAGAAACCTGCACCCCGAAGCCTCACGGGGCGGCGAGTGTGAGCCTCAGACGAAGTCCGCAAGGCGAGCACGAGCGGCGGCTTCAACCTGTGGGCGTTCGTCAGCGGCGTAGCGACCGAGCATGACATAGCGAATGGATTCGCTGATGGTCAAGTCTCGTAGTTCATCGACCATTTGCACGAGCATACGGGTCGAGGTGTCGGACTCTAATTGGTGGTCTTTCTTGAGCCTGCGAAGGTCGTTAGCCAAGTCCACGATTTGAGAGACAATGTCACGGTCTGTGAAGCCTGTTTGCTCCATGACGACCTTGACTTCAAGGTCTTTAGCCAAGTAGTCGAATGGCAAGGAGTAGGTGAAGCGGTTCTTGGTCGCTTGGTTCATCTCATTGACACCTGCGTAGTCGTCAGGTGGGTTCATAGTGCCGATGACCATGAAGCCTGCTTTGGCCTTGACGACACGGTTGTTGTCGTCAGGAATGACGAGGAGACCTGTATCCATGAGACCGTTGAGAGCCATGAGAATGTTCTCACGAGCACCGTTGATTTCATCAGCCAAGAATGGGATGCCAAGTTCAGCGGCCATTGTTAGGACACCGTCTTGGAACACGACTTCGCCGTCCACGAGGGTTCGGCAACCGATGAATTGGTCTTCGGTGACACCGTCGCTCATGTTCATGCGGAGTAGTGGTGCATTGACTTCGGCGAAGAAGTCCTTAGCGAGTAGGGACTTGCCACAGCCTGTCGGGCCGACCAAGAGAATGTGAGACTTGATGGTCTCACCTGCAAGAGAGCGGCGGTATCGGTTTGCCAAGAGACGCATTTCATTGCGCTCGGACTCAACAAATCCAACCTTATTAGGAACGAGGGACTTGAGTAAATCTGACATTTCAGACACGACTTCGGGA